CGAACCACTAATCTTAACATCCCAATTACTTCCAGATAATATTGTCCAATTTTTACTATATGCCGGTTTAACAAATAATTCAATAGTATTTGGTTTTCTACCTTTATCCGTATCTTTCCACTCCATTTGAATTAAAGAACCAGACACCATTTTAAGTGCACTAGTAACATTGTCCATTACTAATTTACTTTTTGTATTAGTTGTTATTTCCGGGCCTCCAAATTCTAAAATTGAAAGATTTGATGCCGGTATTCCATAACAAGACATTAATGCGTATATACCTCTCCTTGTACCTTTATTTTTTAATAAATAAGGTAAGTTATTTACAATTCTTCTCCAAACTTCATATGTTCTTTGCTTTGCAGATTTAGATTTTATTTCATCACCATTTTCATCAATTGATATATACTTTTGACTACCATCGGCATTTTGTCCAAATACATAATCCCAAAGTTTAGTATCTGCAGCTAGGTTTTTCGCATCCCAACCCATTGATTTCAATATATCAAATAACAATTTATCATTTATTGTATTTTTTGATTTATATCCAAGTCCTCTACTATTTTCTATTGATTTTGTATAAAAATATAATGTATCAAAGTGATGGCCTATCATTGACAAAAACAATAACATGCTTTCATTATCACCATTGGTAACAACATATTGTGGTATATTATTTTGAACCCAATTCACATTTGTTTTATCAAACTCAGTCGCTAATTCAATAATATTATCATACCAATTTGAAACTATTGTATCATTTGATGATAATCTATCACCATTATATGGCCAAGTTAAAGAACTAGAATGGTTTGTTGTATATTCCGATTTATTATATAAAAATTTCTCAAAACCATCAAAACCCTGAATTAATTTTTGTTTTTTAATAGTTTGTCTTTCCGTTTCATTATTTTCAGATATAGAATTTGCACCATTAGATGAACTACTAATTAATTGTTCATATTTTTCAATCAATTGTACTTTGTATATAAAATTATCTACTCTTTCTTTTGCAGAACTAAAATGGACAAAATTATTCCAAAGGTATTCACCTGCACCTGACATTACCGACCCACTATGTGAACTTGTAAAATTAACGTTTGCGTATTGAATATTTAAATCATCGGTTTCTATTAAAGATGAACTTAAATACGTTGCAACTAATTGTGATGAACTGGAAACCGATGCACTTAATATTAAATTATCTAACGATTCATAATTTGTAGATTGGCCAATTACAAAATCAACTTCTACACTAAAATTAGGCCCCTTTATAGGAGGACATTTTATATCATCTTGTTCACTTAAAATAATTGTTTCTATTAACGGATTTGTTAATAGTTTAGAAATCCATAAAGTTGTATTTTCATTAATAGATGCTGGAAGTGGGTTGTATAATTTTAATATAGTAGATTCTACTATATCTTCTGGTTTTACAATTGTATTACCAAATTCATCTTCCGATTTTTTAGAAAGTGTAAAATCATCTTCTTCCCAAGAGGATATTATAATTTGTTCATCATTTCCAAAATTAGCAATATGTGTTAAATATTTGTCCTCTTTATCAAATACAAAATCTAATTTGTTTAAAAATCCATCATAAATTGATTTTTTAATTTTTTCGGTATCTAATTTAAGATTTGGATATATTATTTTTGTAGTTGCCGATATCTCCGTTCCCTCTAATATTTTTTGTCCTCCCTTATTGTATGGTTTAAAAACCAATGTTAAGTCGGTATTACCATTCCACTTAGGATATGAAGTAGCTAAAGTTCTTAAATTTAATTTTAATTTACCATTTGGAGATTGGTTTTGTACTAATGGTAGTTTGGTTAAATCTTTTGCTAATAAAAATATATCAACCGTTGTTGCATTTATGGTTTTATATTCTATTTCAAAATTAATATCCAAATTAGAAAAACTTGGAACATCTATTGTATCAACGATGTCTATTTCAACCATAGATGGTGTATCGGCCTCAGCTATCCAATTTATTATTAATTCAACAGGAGCCCCATCACCATATGCATTTGAACTTGGAACTAAAAATATTTTTTTATTACCCAATATTCCATCAAAATCTTTTTTATAATATAAAGTTACAAATGTATCTTCTGTTTTTACAATTCTATTTGGTGAAAGATAAACCGTTACATAATCTGTATTTGGTTTTGTAAATTTAATAATTAATTCTTTTTCTAAATCAGAATCCTTTACTTTTATATCTATTTTTTTATTTGGATTGGTTAAAACTATTGTAGGAGCTTTTACCGTTGTTTTTTCTAAAATAACAACAACATATAATTCTCCAGTTATAATTATATTTTTATCTATTTCAAATGGAGAGTTAATAGCGGCCACTTTTGCAGTTGACCATTTTGTTAAATCCGTTGGTGCAGTTGCATATGTAGCTTTATTGGTATAACATATTTTTTTAACAACATATTCTTCGGGAAGATTACCACTTAAATATAAAATTATTTTGGCATTGTTTATTAAACTATAATCTATATTTTGTGGTAAAGTGCTACCATCTTTTAATAGTAATGGTTTTAAAGGTGTTTTGGTCAATGAATTACTGATTTCAACATTTAAAGTTAAAAGAGTTCCCAATTCACTAGTAAAATTACTACCAAAGTTTATTACATAGTTTGTTAAAGCCATTGTGTTAATTTATTATAAATATCTTTATTAAAAATTGTTTTTATTTTGCGTCATTACTACCATCGGGATTTGAACCTTCACCTCGTCCACCACCTCCAGTTCCACTACCTTCACCTCGCCCACCACCGCCAGTTCCACCTCCACCTCCAGTTCCACCTCCGAGGGTAGGTGCAACATATCCGCATGTTAAAGAATTAACCTTAATCAATGTATCATATGTACCACCATTTCCATCTGCGTATGTTTCATATTGGTCAAATCCTTTACATATTGTTGTAATCAATGTTCCTTTTGGTTTAGGTGTAGGTAAATTGGTACCAGTACCTCCTGCTATTTTTGTAAAACTAATTTGATTCGGTGTTATTGTAATAATTTTTCTATTTGATATAATAGGAGGTACATTGGTGGTGTCTAATGTAAGTCTATCTATTGGAGAATTTGTAAATTGTTTTTCAATTGTTTTAGTTTCTATTGTTCTTTGTTTCAAATCCGGTAGATTTTTTGTAATACATGCCATTAATATTAAATTAATTTCTTTTTCAATATCTTCTGTTTTATATATTTCTGAATCAATAAATCTAACAACATCAACTTTACCAAAATCACTTGAAGTTATATTATATTTTTTGTTTGTTAAATAATTATTTACTGCTGATTTAAAATCCGTATATATTTTTTTAACATAATCATCAAAATTTTGTAATCCAAAATCTTTTTTTAGATATAATAAATAATCTGTTCCAAATTGTGTATTTAAATAATCATCTATTTTAGTTAAATAACTATTTTCAAATGTAGAAATTTGTAAGTTAATATTTTGTTTTACATTTGCAAATGTTTTATATTGTTTTTTTAAATTTGCAAATTCTAAATTAGTTATTTTATTTATTGTTTCATTTTTTGTTTTTAATGGTAAAATACGAATTTCTTCTCTTGACGGAGATATTTCTTGTATCCATACTCGCGATAATTCATTGTTATTTCCAACTTTATTTCTAACAAAATTTATATTAAGTTTGAGAATTCCATTGGTAAACCCCAAATCATTTAATAATTTTTCAGCATCAATCGCAATTTCTTTTGTACCATTTTTATTTGTAACATTATACATATAATTTTTAATATCTCCCGTTTTTATATAAGAAACATTATTTCCTGATTTTTGTGGTAATAAATTATTGTTTATATCATAAACGGATACTTCCATTGTATCATATGAATTATCACCAAAGGTAGATGTAACTGTTTCATTTTTTGCAATAATAAATAAATCCTTATCTTCTATAAATTGTCCTACATTTTGTTTATTAAGATTTATTTGTTCAATGTTTGTATATTTTTTAATGCTCATTTTATTTATTTAATTTCATTAATTAAAGACTTGTTTTGTGCCCACCGGAATTTGTGTAAGTTTTGCTTTTTTTATGCCACTTTGTTAGTGCAAATTGAGTATCTAAATATGGTATAGTGTCAACAAACCCGTCAGCCCTTATTGAACTAATTTGCATCCAACCATAGTAAGTTGTAGTATTAGAAATTGCACCCCAAAACCCATTAGGGCCTTGTGAATCCCATGGCCCACTTGCTTCAGGATTAAATTTCATGTATATAGTTTTTTCCGCTTCGGCCGGAATAGTAGTTGCAAGGCCAGGATTTGGAAATCCTGCTACTGGATATTTAGTATTTACATTTCCTGGTGTTTCACCAAATTCAAACCATTTAGGTCCCTGGTTGATAAAGCCATTCACATTTGGTGTGTTTTTGGTTTTATTAAAAGTAGCTGATAGATTTACTTTAACACTTTCTTTATCAAAGTTTTTAAAATACAATCGGCCATGACTATTTCCCCAATCCATTCTTCTATCATCATTATATCCCCAACCATAAAATTTTGGTTGAGTTACATCACTAGTAAACCCATCCCAATACACAACTAATATAGAATTTAATACTATACCATTTTTTTCAGCTGCAAAAGCTCTTGCGTCTCCTTCTATTTTTGTTTTTGTTTCAATTGTTGCAATTTGTACATTTATTGTTTGTATTAATAAATTTAATGTATCAACATGTTTTAATAATGCACTAATTTCTTTTGAAAATCCTCTGTTTTGTGCCACAATTGATGTTCTTTTAATAGATTCCAATAATGATTTTTGAATAGCTTCTTCTATTTGGGTATTAAATTGTTCAATTGTTTTTTTTAAACTTTTTATAGAAGTTGCTAATAAAGTATTTGAAGTTTTTATTAAAGTTTGTTGTGTTTTTTCAAATTGTATTTGAGAATTATAATCATCTTTAATTGAAATTAATTGGTCTACTATTTTAGTAATTTCATTAATTTTAGTTTTAATATTAGAATTTATTAATAATTGATTATCGTATACTGGTTTTTGAACAAAATTTGTATTTGATTCAGGAATATTTGGATTTATTTCAACCGCACTTGTATTAATTGATTTTAATAATTCCGTAATATCATATGCCGGCGATTGTAATTTTTGAAATACTAATGAAGATGCAATATTTGAATCATTTACAATAGTAACGCCTGCATTGGTTTTAGTGGATGCACTTGAGCCCGATTGAGTTAGTATTGTATTTAATTCATTTTTTCTTTTAGCTGAAAGAACTACTGATATATTTTCTAATGGTGTACTCAATTTACTTATATTTTTTTAATTCATTGCTTGGGTCAGAGTTATTTCCATCTTCTCTACCACCACCGGCTCCACCAGGTGTACTTGGGAATATTTGTGTTTTTGTTATTCTAATTTCTGCACCAATTTGATTTAATAATCCAGTTATTATTGCATATAATGTTTCTATTTGTTTAATCAATCCTTCAATTTGTGCTTTTAACCCAGCGTTTTGTGATTCTAGTGATGTTCTTAATATTGATTCATCCGTTGATTTTTGTACCACTTGTGCAATTTTTGTTGAATACAATTCAATTAAATCCGTAAGTGTGTTTAATTGATTTTGTAATACATCTTGTGTTTGTTCTATTTTTAAACGTTCGTTAATTTGTTTTTCTAATTCAATTTGTAAACCATCAATTTCTTTATTTAATAGAGGTATATTAGAATTTAAATTGTCTAATTCAATTTGCAAATCTTTTTGAATTTGAACCTCAGTATCATATATATCTTTTGGTATTAGATTTTTTTTTGATTTATTTACGTTTGGTATTAACTCCGTTATTTCAACATCTATTGCTTTAGCTAATTCTATATTATCAAATTTTGAGTTAACTAATGGATTAAATATCAATGTACTGGCTACGTTTGTATCGGAAACATAGTTTATATTATAATCGTTTGTCACCATTGCCTGTGACCCCAATTCCGTTAATATTTTATTTAGGTCATCTTTCCTTTTTTGTAATTGGACTGCAGTTGCATTTTCTAAAGATGTTAATGCCATTATTCTACTATTTTAAATGTCAATTTATCATCTATTATGTCGGTTATTCCGTTTTGTAAAATTTTAATCTTTAATCTATAAACCCTATCTGCTGCATATGTTGACGTATCTAAATTGAAATAATTTGATGTACTATCACAACTTAATTTAGAATAATCACCAAATGGGACTATTATTTCGTTTGTTATATAATCTTCAATTTGATAATATGTTGAACCTGATGGTAGATATTTTGCTTGGTCATATCCAAATGTTGTTCCAAATGTTTTATATGGAAACATATCTCTACCTTTAACTCTTATTTTTACTTTAGAGTTTGAAGGATATTCATTTTTCAAATTGGTAACTACAACTTTATAGTCATCGCTTGCCGAACCTGTTACAGGTGTTAAACTTCCTGTTATGAATAAACTATCATCCCAAACTAATTCTAATTTAGGTTCATATATTGTATTCGTTTCCTTTGAAAAAAACTTTAATAAACCATAATCTAAACCATCATTGTCTGTACTGATTGACGCCGATGTGTGATGATGTAATATAATTCCATTGTTTGGTAAAGAACCACTAACCCATAAATTTACAATATTGGTAATATCCATTCTAATATCATCTGGCTCATTACTAAATGACTGACATGCCATAGATGCGGTATACCAAGTACCACCGCCACTACTTTTTATTGAACCTGTATCCGAACCGGGACTATATGAACTTGTTAAATCCAACCATTTAGAACTACCATCTCTGTAATACCAACTCACACCATCGGATGTTATATTATCAAATTTTGTACCAGTTCCCATTGTCCAACTTTGAGAAACTGCGTTTGCATAAATTGAATATTCTAATGGTAACTCTTCCGAATTTGCTGATTTTAAATTTAAGTATGTTTTATAATTAAACACATAATCTCCGTTTGAAATACCCAACGCTAAAGATGCCGACTCTAAATTATATGAAGCGGAAACTACCAAAGATTGTGTTACATAATTATTCCAAGATGCAGAATATGATGATGATAAACTATTGGTAACTGATAAACTAGTACTATATGATGATGACCAATATAATGATGATGATACTGCCGTATACCATGAAGATGATATTGTGGAAACGGATGCACTATTTGAATTTAATAAACTATTCAACGATGCAGATTCTTCCAAAACAACTTCAGAAATCTGTGTTGTATCAAATTTAATTAAAGTTCTAGCTACATCCATAACAGAACCATAGTAAAGTTTACCTACTTCTAATATTTCATCTCTACCTGCGTTTTGTTCAGGTTGTTGAAGATATATACTTGCGTCAAATGACGATGTAAAAAATTTATGCATTATAAAGCCCTCCCTTTTATGTCTTTGTTAGGAAATTTAACTTCAAATATTGATGGGTCTAAAGAAGGATAGACAATCTTACCTTTAGTTGCTTCATCTATATTATATTTATTTGGTGAATAATTTGTTCCAGCTTCACTGCATAAATTTGAAATCTTAACGGATGGTACACTCATAACTCCTTCTACATTCGCAAGAATTAATTCTATTTCTGAAATGTTTATTGGTTTATTAAATGTCCAATTATCTATATTAAAATAATCTTTCAATTGATTTAAACAATTTGTAATAACTTCTCTTTTATTAAAATTTGAATAACATATAATTTCAAAATCACAACCAATGTTTATAATAAATCCATTAATCATATTTACTGCGTCTGTTATCATACGATATTCACCTAAATATGTTTTTAGATTTTGTTTTACGGCTAAGTTTAAATTTGTTAAATTTTTATTTAAATCATATCCTAAAACATACATATTAATTGCAAATGGATTATTATTTTCTGCAACATTGGATTGTTTTTGAGTTAAATATTTAATCAATTCTTTTTGAATATCTGTTTTAGATTTTGTTTTCAATCCATCTACTAAATTTGTAAATTCAGCAATATTTTTTGGATTTGCAAGTATTGAAGCAGGACTATTATTGTCAACTTCACCATCAGGACTAACATATACTTTTGCAACACTACCATATCTTTCAGGCATTGATAAAGCTCTTACAATATAATCTTGTCTAGTTACTGCTCTATTTTGAGAACCAAACATTGCAATTGCATTATTTCTAATTTCATCTATTGATTCTGCACCCCTACCACCAACTGCAGGTTCTAAATTTTCAGCTGCTACTGTATTTTTTATATCATTATATATTCTCAAATCGGTATCACTTAAGGATAGTAAATCTTCTTCAAATTCAATTCTACTAATTCTATTTAAATCACCAGTATTTACATTTGATTCAACACCACCACCTACTAAATATTTTATAGTCAATGTTGTATTTGTGGGTGCTATTCCAAATGTATTTGTTTTTAAAAAATTAGAAGGGTCAATACCTTGATTTAATCTATTAACCGAATTAGCCAATCCTAATCCTACATTTTTTGGGTTTGGTAATATTCTTTCATCCGACATAGTAACATCACCACTACCAAATTGTAAATCAATACTATCATCAGAATTTACTTTTACAGAAAACCTTCTAGGTACTTTTTGTACTTCTAAAATATATGGTACTGTATTTGAATATTCTGATAGTTTTGAATTGTATGATGTGTTTGGTTGTTCTACAAAAATAGTTTCTTGAGCCAAATAAGGTACTTCATAATATTTTATATTATCTTCATCAACAACCGAATTTATTGCAATTATATTTGAATCAACAATCGTGGCCGTTGGATAATCTACATCATTTGTAGTAAATGAAATCGTTGTAGTTTTTTCAGTTGCAGATATTGCTTTTACTTTTTTAGTAATTAAATATCTAGATGGTTCTTGTGTATTTGTATCTCTCTCATATACATCAATTTCTCTACCGTCTGCTAATGAAAAATCAACTATATCTGTACTTCTAAAAGTTACTCCGTTATTAGAATCAATTTGTAGTCCATCTTTTATTTTAAGATAAAATCTATCGTCTGGTTTATTTAACGTACCCAATCCAATACTTGGAACTATTTGATATATAGTTAATGTAGTTACTGCAGGTGATGTTAATTTGGGTTTATATCCCATGGATTGTGCCAATGCTAACACATTTTTCTTTTCACTTGCATATGATAGTATTGATTCTTTTAATTGGGTATCTTGATAAAAAGATAACATATCTCCAATTGCAGCTGCCTGTTCTATAAAAATAGAACCAGGTGAAGCTTCACTAAAATCGGAGTATGAATCCGGAAAATAAGTTTTAGTAAAATCAATTAAATTTTGTTTCAATGTTGCAAAATCTTTGCCAACATAATTAAAATTTTTATTTTGATTTCCCCAACTTTTATCTAAAGGTTTAAGTGCCATTATTAATTATTTACATTTACTTGTATTGTTTCGGTCAAATTAGGATTTGATATCAATGAAAATTTTATATCCAATCCAATCCTATTATTATCTATATCATTATTATCATAATCAAATATAATTTGATTTATATTAATGTTTGGTATCCAACTTTGAACGGCATCTAATATAGACGATTCTATTCTATTCTCTAAATTTTCTCCGTCAATTTGTTCAAAAACTAATAACCAAATGTCACAACCAAATTCGGGTTGTTGTAATCGTTCTCCCTTTTTTGTTAAAATTAAATTTTTTAAATTATCTTTAGCTTGGGTTAAAGTTGTGTAATTTGTTGCAAAAATACCATTAGAATTGGAAGCTCTATTTATTCCAATTCCTAATATTTTATAATTATTCTGTGTTAAATCGGTTACATTAACTTTTCCTAACTCTATTGCCATTATTTAAATCTTTTTACTAATTCCGAATAATCTCTTGTCAATGCTTTCATAGTTGCATCTTGCAATGCATCTCCTGTTGGTTCAAATTGTTGTGGAATGTTTGTAGGCATTTCCATATCTCTATAATCCATAGTTTCCCAATCTCCATCCATAGTTTGTTGTGGTTGTATCATATCTAACACACTTCCACCTGCACCACCCATACCACCTTCTGCTCTATGAGCTGCGGTGAAAGGTTGTGTCATATTCAAAATCTCATTTATCATTGGGTCTTTTGAAAATTCTCTTTGTGATTTTTGGGTTTGTTGAACTGGTTGTTGTCTTTTAACCGGTGTAGTTTCTGTCATCTCTCGCAATGATGGAGTAGATGGTTTTTTTTGTGAGTTTAATGTAACTGCACCAGATTTGATAAGTTTAACAAGTTCTTCTTTTACTTGTAACTTAACTTCGTTTTTAACAACTTCTTTAATTAAAGTTAATAAAATTTCTGATTTCATAATAATTGTTTTGTATATGTTTAGTAATAAATATTGAAAGTTAAAATTTACCCAATAGTAATATTTTGGGTTTGTGATGCGTTTGCAAGTGCTTCCTTTTCTTCTTTCTCTTTTTTCAAGGCCAATTCTACTTCTTTGATTTTTTCTCTAGCCTTATCATCCTGATATGTAGAAGTTAATGCGGTTTGTATAGCTTGTGGTAAATTTTTTATTGATTCTAAAAACTCCGTATCATCTCCTTCGGTAACGTCTCCCAATGCATCAAATCCTATTGCCAAAGAATTCAAAACTAAATTTGGAGTTCTCGCCGCATTCTTTAATACTGCGGATGGATTTGATATTGGTTTTACTACATATCCCACCCATGGTTGAATTCCAGGTGCAGGAGGTGCAGGTGGAGGATATTGACAAAAACATTCAATATAACCTGTTAATGTTAATAGATGTAATGCTGCCGATGCAATAAAACTCATTAAAAATGGTGAAAATGGTGTAACAGGTTCTACTAATATTGGTGTCCATATACCAGGAAAAATACATTGACCGGTGATTGTTCTTAAATTTTTTACTGACCCAATGCATGGTATAATTGGTGTTTTAATCGTTGATAATTGTGCAGCCATCCAATAAGCTTTGACTGCAAGTCCGATATTATCCAATAATGTTTTAGTATCTGAAATGTTGGTCACTTGTAATATTCCAAATAAAGTATCCTGCATTAATTGTTTGTTTCCAAACTCAACCGCCAAATTACTTAGCATAGTACCTCCACCACCTCTAATTACAGAATCATATTCATCTGCAAGTTCATGTGCAAACATAAACATATTTAATTCGTCTTTCAAAGTTTCTGCTAATGGATTATCAAATATAGTATTTGTAATACTTTCACCGGATTTTTCTACAATCGTTAGTTTTTGGATACTTCTAACTTTTGACATACCAATTAACATATTGATATAAAAATCAGTCCAGGATGCACTTTCACTATGTTTAAATGAATCAAAATTCATTATATTAAGATTTACTTAAATAATTATTCATAGATAACATTGTTTTAAGTGATTTTTGTATATCTCTAAATGCTCCTTGATTTAGTGGTGGTAATTTTGTTTTACCTGCAGGTGTTAAATATTGTTGTGCAATTATCTCATCAATTAATTTAGATAATATTTGAACCAATTCACCTCCTAATACCATTTTTTGTACATCGGCGCCCGCGTCTCCAATACCTACATTTTTTCCAATAAAAACTTTACCATTATCTGAATTTAAAAATATTTGATTACTACCATCCGAATGAATTGTTATATTTTTATTATTGTGTATGTATATTTCTTTTTCCGCATCAATTGAGAAATTACCATCGGTTATTATTCCTGTATTTCCTTTACCAAACATAATGAATTCACTTGCTTTAGCTGATAAAACAATTCTATCCGAATTTACAAACAATTGATTGCCTGTTAATTTTTCTGAAACTGGATAATTTTTAAATGCAATTTTAGATTTATTTATCGTTTCTTTAAATGGTACTTTTATTTTATTAGAAGTTATATAAACCGATGTACCATCTTTATTTATATCCTCATCTATTAAAGTTCCAATTGGTTTTGAATCCAATTCTGAATTTTGTTTGTTTCTTATGAAAATTCCAGGTGATGAAGTTTTTCCATCTTCGGTTAAAAAGAATTCACTAAAACGAATTGTGTTACCAACTCTTCCACTTAATATCGTATCACCTTGTTTTGGATTTAAAAATTTAATTTTTTCATTTATACCATACTCTCCGGTATTTTTTTTTGGTTTTGTCGCTGTGGTTTTTGGTGCTGCTGTGTTTTTTCTATAAGCTAACCCAGTCATATCATCACCTGCCTCTATAATATTATCTTCAGGCAATGTTGCAGCATATGTTATATAATCTCTCCTATAATTTGAATATGGTGTTTTTGAATATGGCAACCAAAATGTAAGACCATGTAGTTTTAATATAACTACAGTTTCTCCTTTAATTGGAAATGTAAAATTATTTTTATCAAATGGATGTGCAATATCGCTTATTCCAATTGTATCTTCAAAATCATAAGTTATTGCACCATATTTTCTAGAGTCGTAGTCTGCAAATTTATCATTTCCATTGTATATAGATACATTATCTTGACTTGCAGTATCATCTCTATCTATTGGTTCAAATGGAGTACCGGTTGGATATACTTTATCAACTGTAGCTAAAAATGATTCTATATTCGTCATTACAATTTAGTTTTTATTTCTTCAATTTCTATTTCTAAATCACCCATTTTTTCTTTTGTCTTTTCTTCTACCGCATTGATGGTATCTTCCATATCTTGTAGTAATTGCGTTTTTTCATGTTCACTTAACCAACCATCTTCACCAATACCTTTCGCTTCTGCAGCTGCAAGTCTTTGTGCAATAGTTGCAAGTTTAATTAAGTGGTCATCGTTTTTAACCGATACCTCAATTAAATCTTTTATAATAGGTGCAATAACCGTTGCTTCACCCACATTACGAATAAGTTTTCTTAACGATTCAATTAACTCAGAAATGTTTTTCTTTTTGTTTTGTTGATTTTCGTATATATCTTTAAATAATGATGATAAATTCTTACCATCAAATAATTGAAATTCGTTTGACATTATATTATGTTGTTCTTTACTATATAATTATAAAGTTCCTGACTTATCAGTTGGTATCCAGCTTCGTTGGGGTGTTGTGCAACTTTCATTGGGTTTGGAATTTTCTTTTCCCAAACATCTTCACCTTTAAAGTTTTTCATTAACCATAATTCCAAAGATTCGTTTGCAAACCCCCAATATGTTGATTTATTAATTAAATAAGTGTTATCATCCTTTTTATCCAAATTTTGAATCATTAAATCAAATGCATCACACATAATATATTTTACACCATATTCATTTAACATATGTTGTAAATAAATTATATAGTTTTGATTTATTATGTTATAATAATTTTGTGTAAATAAATTTCCTAAAAAGAATTTTTTATACTCAGCCAAAAAATTATTAAACTTTTCATCTCCATATGTGTATGATTCTGTAAACTTATGTGGCAAGGCTGCTAATTCCATTTTTCCCCAACTTATCCATTCACCTTTTGGTAAAAATGGAACATAATCTCTTAACGATGAACTCCACATGATAACAACAAAATCATCTTTATGAATTTTACCATTTCTTAAATCATTTATAACCTCATTAAAAATAACATTATTTGCTTTACCACTCCATCCATTATTTACAGGTTCTAATCCTAATTTATTGGCAAGAGTGTTTACCCAACTACTTTCATTTCTAAATAGTTGTAATTGTTTTCTGTCTTTAAATGATTGTTCTATCGGCCAGTTGGTTCCTTCTCCTTCTGTCCAACTATCTCCAAATGCGTGTAGTTTCATTATTTGCTGATTAAAAATTTACCTAATACTAAATAATCCATGTCACAATTATGAAATGTCCAAATTGCTTTTTGTGGGTCATTTGTCATTGTGTGGTCTTTTAAGTTAAACGATGTATTCAATAGAATGGGTGTTCCTGTTAGTTTCTCAAACTCCTTTAATAAGTCATAGTAAAGTGGGTTATCCTCTCTTTTAAGTGTCTGTATCCTTGCAGAATTGTCAACATGCGTTACTGACGGAATGTTTACATCCTTTTTAACTTTGACAACCTGATTCATATAAGGAACATCTTCTTCTGACAGGAAATACTTTTGATAATCTTCATGTGTAACCGATGGAGCAAATGGTCTAAACATTTCTCTCTTTTTGACAACCTTATTAATTCTATCTCTAATGTCGGACAAATGTGGATTACCTAATATAGAACGATTACCCAATGCTCTTGCACCAAATTCAGTTCTACCTTGAAACCATCCTACAATATTACCTTCATTGATTAACTTTGCAACTTCTTTACATAATACATCATCGGTATCATACATTACAACCTTACTTCTATGATTTTGTAATATAATTTTAAGTAATTCAGGACTACTCCACTCCTCACCCAAATATGGTGATTGGTTATCCCCACCTTTTACTTTGGGATTACCAAATGTTTGATGATAATGATATAAACATGCACCAATTGCAGAACCACTATCCGATGGAGCAAATGGAATCCAAACATTTTTAATTGATGTAGCCGTTTTTATCTTACCATTGCCAGTTCCGTTATCTGCCCACCCACCCCC